TGAAGTCTGTAAGAAGCTTGACTCTAACTATGAAAACGTGTACAATACCATTATCAAGAGAGAGTGTTTCAACCCTAGTTACCTAAAGTGTAATGATAACGTTCGTGGTTTTGGTGGACATTGTCTTCCTAAAGATACTAGTGCTTGGAACAACTTGATTAAGAATCTTGGGTTGGAGTTTGAATTGATTCAGGCCGCCCTCAACGACAACAAGAGAGTGTGATGACTAAGATCCTAGTAACGGGTGCCAGTGGACTGCTTGGTACCGAAATTTGTCACCAATTAAAACTAGACCCAAACAATGAAGTTTGGGCTCTTGACAACCACTCACGTTCGAGTAGTATTCCTCCTTGTGATGAGTTCCGTCAGTGTGATCTAAACGATCCTAATTCGTTAGGTCTTCTTCCCAGAGACTGGGATCAGATCTATCATTACAGTGCTATCAATGGGACTACTAACTTCTATGAACGACCAACAGAAGTACTAACTAACAACTTCATCTGTGATGTTAACGTGTTCAGGTTTGCCGAAGAATGTCCTAACCTCACTAAACTAGTGTATGCTAGTACCAGTGAGATTGTTAGTGATGACCCTATTTGTCCTGTACCTGAGTTAGTAGATATCAATATTCAAGATATTCATAACCCACGGTGGAGTTATCGTCTAGCTAAGATCTGTAGTGAAAACTATCTGGTCAACAGTAAATTACCGTGGGTAGTTATTCGTTACTTCAATATTTATGGTCCTAGCAGTAAGACTGGACACTTTATCGGTGATCAGATCAAGAAGATTAAGGAGGGTAAATTCGAGGTTATTGGCGCTGACGAGACTAGGAGTTTCTGTTACATCGAAGACGCTATTGAGGCTACCGTTTACTGTGCTAATAATGTACTGACACAGGTTGTCAACGTTGGCAATGATCAGGAAACTCTGATCGAGGACGCTGTGAAGATTATCGCTGACGTTATGGGTTACCGTGATGTTCAATGGAACTTCCTACCTGGTAGGACTGGTAGTACCAAACGTCGTCTGCCAAATATCGACAAACTACGATCTCTGATGCCAGAATATTCCCCTAGAACATTCGCTCAGGGTATGTCCGAGATAGTAAAATACATCTAACTAAAATGAAAAAACATTACCTACAATGGTCTGAGGTTGAGAATCAAACGCAAGAGATCATACGACAGATCTCTCGCAGTCGTTGGCACGCTGACTATGTCGTGGGTATGACTTGTGGCGGATTAGTCCCCGCCACTCTTTTAAGTCAATACTTAGACTGTCCCATGTATTCACTAGACATTGGCGAATCCAACACGTGGATGGCAGAAGACGCCATCGGACATCCACATAAAGAAATGATTAACATCCTGATCGTGGACGACTACAACAACACAGGAGACGCCTTCAACTGGTTGGTTGATGATTGGCAAAATTCTTCAACTACGGGGGTTGAATGGGAAAAAGTCTGGAACAACAATGTTAAGTTTGCTTGTCTCTATGACAATCTAACTACTAAGTTTGAATACAAAATTGACTACTGTGCCAAAGAAATAAACAACATTGACGAAGATATCGAGATTCAATTCCCATGGCAAGAATGGTGGAATCGTCCATTTGGTTATTAATAGAGGTTGAATATGTTTGATTGGCTTAAGAAAAAACTCAGACCCACTCCACCCGACGACGTCGTAAAGAAACCAAAACCTCGTAAGAAGAAAGAACTGTCCGAGAAAGAACGGGCAACTGCCGCTGGTGAACCGTACGTGTCTATTCTGAAGATTGAACTAGATCCTGATAGTTTACATGAAGGGTCGTTTGAGTTGGACTGGAATCCGAAATTCGTAGCTAATTTAGTTAGAGCTGGGTATCAGATGAGTCCAGCTGACACTGATGCTGATATCGTTGACCGATGGTTTACCAATCTATGTCGTCATGTCGTTCTAGAAACATTTGAACAGTATGAGGCAATGAACCCAAACAACACTAGGACGATCAGATCTCGTGACATTGGTGATGGTAGAAGTGAAGTAAGTTGAAATAACACTTGACAAACCCCATCTGATGTGATAAACTCTTATCTCAACACTTAGAGTTACATAAATGCATTACCTTCTAGTAGACTTAGCCAATACTTTTTTCAGATCTCGTCATTCAGCATCTAAATATGCTTCTGTTGACGAGAAGGTGGGTATGGCAATTCACATTACTATGATGTCCATCAATAGTATGGCAAAGAAGTTCAACCCCGATCATGTTATCATTGCCCTTGAAGGAAGAAGTTGGCGTAAAGACTTCTACGAACCTTACAAACGTAATCGTCAAGAAGCACGTGCTTCTCTGTCTCCCAAGGACATGGAAGAGGATAAGATGTTCTGGGAAACCTATGAACAACTGATTGAATTCCTTAGAGACAAGACTAATTGTAGTGTTATCAGATGTCCTACTGCCGAAGGAGATGATATTATCGCTCGTTGGGTAAATCTTCACCCAACAGACACTCACACGATAATTAGCAGTGACAGTGACTTTGTTCAGTTGATTGCTGAGAATGTTAATCAGTACAATGGTATCACTGACGAGTTATTTACTATTAGTGGTATCTTTAACTCCAAAGATCAACGTGTCTTAGACAAGAAGACCAAGGAACCTAAGGTTATTCCTGACCCCGTTTGGTTATTGTTTGAAAAGTGTATTCGGGGAGATGTCAGTGATAATGTGTTTAGTGCTTATCCGGGTGTGAGGGTCAAGGGTACAAAGAACAAGGTTGGTATTCAGGAAGCGTTTGAGGACAAAAATAAAAAGGGATACTCATACAACAATTTCATGTTACAACGTTGGACTGATCACGAGGGTGTTGAACACAGGGTTATTGACGACTATGAACGAAATAGAACGTTAATTGACTTGACAGCACAACCAGAAGATGTTAAGATGGTCATAGATCGTTCTATTATGGAACAATTATCTCATCGTGACATCGGTCAGGTTGGTGTAAGGTTTCTGAAATTCTGTGGAAAGCACGACTTAGTAAAGTTGAGTGCTCTTGCCGAACAGTTCGGGAGATGGCTCAATGAACCATACAAGGGAATATTAACAGAACAAGTTAAAGAGGGAAATTATGACATTAATTGCTAAACCAGTAGTCGAAAAGAAGTTTTGGATTCTGACAGAAAACGATATTAAAATTGGTAATGTCCAAGCATTTAACGACGGATATCAGTTAGAGATTGACGATCAGATATCTCAGTTTAAAAGTCTAAAGAGCATTGAAAAGACTGTTAATGTTAAGTTTGAAGCTTTACCAAAGAAAACGGTAGTAAAGAATTCAACAGTTCACGGATATCCAGCACCGAAGATAATCAACAATGCTGTTTGGGATCTCAATAAGAAATTACCCCTATTCACTAAGGGAATCAAGAGTAAATGTTGGTATGCTGCTGGGTGGTACAATGTTCAGAGAAACGATGAATGGGACACCATAAAGTGTCCAAAATTAATTTTCCTACAACGATATTCGTATGAAGGACCGTTTCACAATAAAGAGGAGGCAGAAAGAAGTGAGTGTTTTTAGGGACCAAAAAGTATTTATGGAAGCGTGTGACCAGTCCACTGAAAAGTACGACCAGTCACAGTTTGAATTGTATGTTAGTTTGATTGACGAAGAGTTCAATGACGAACTATTCCAAGCTATCGCTAATGAAGACCGTACTGAGATGTTAGATGCCCTGATTGACATTATGGTGGTCACCTTAGGTGCTATTCACTCACTTGGAGTTGATGGTGAGGGTGCTTGGAACGAGGTCATTCGTTCTAATATGAGTAAGGTGGATTCTGTGACTGGAAAAGTCATCAAACGAGAGGACGGTAAGGTATTGAAACCAAAATCTTACAGTCCACCTGATCTTGAACCGTATGTGTACTGATGACTATTCATATTCAGAAGTTTATCAACAAGATCAAGGGAGCCGAGGTTAGGGGACAGAGAGATATCTCTATTCCCCTTAGTGAAGCCAAGGATCTTCATACTGAATTGACGTTATTGTTACTTCAGATGAATGATATACGTGAACAACACATTCAGAAGCGCGAGGAGGAGATTTCTCTACAAATATCAGGTGGTGGGTTTAAAGAATAGTGATAAATACTATCTATGTCAAGACCAAAGCCGGAAATCATCATTGAAATTGTAGATAAAAAAACATACAAAACTGAACAGGTATTACAAAGTTTTGGGATTTACGCAGTTTATTATGATGGAAAACCAATCAACTTGAAGACGGGTCACTATCTATCTCAGATACCTGGTCCCAAGTACAAGAAGGTGTCCTTTTCTAATAAAGGTCATGCTATCAACCTAGCAAAAAAATTGAATGTACAGTTTAAAACTGATAAATTCAGTGTTGTATTGTTAGTCAAAGGTGAACAGATCTATCCTTGAACTTAGTTTCCAAAGAAGAATTGACTCAGACGCTTATTGAACAACTACCAGAGGAATTACGACCTAGTTTGATTCAGGCAATGAACTCTTGGTGGGTTAACATAAGAAAGACTGGTGGGTTTAGACTCACCGATCACGGGTATTTCATTATTAGTAAGTGTATTAAGATAAGAGAGTATGACTTTCTGTTACTTGATTTCAAGTTGACACCTAAGAATCTATCAGTATTGGATAGGAAATTAAAGTTCCCATACTACATTAAAACACTTGACAAAACTAAAAAAAGCATTATAATGTTTAACGAGAGGGAAGCAGTGCTGTATCAAATTTACGACGACATTGACTTGTTCTTGAAAAATTA